TGGCTGTATGCTTTCGGCGGTCTTGGGGCGGGTTTACTTGTCGGAGGCGGCTTCGGCTTTACCATACGACTTCAGAATTGATGTCTCGATTGTTTTAACGTCCGTTAAGCTACGGACGTTGTTTTATTTCGGTAACATAAAAATCAAACGGAGTATTTTTGAAAATGGAAATCGCTAAATTCGTGCTCACCTGTGTTGGAAGTTTCATCGCCGTGAGCGGATTCTTCATGGGGATTTGGAAAAACTACAGCAAGAAGACAGACGACAAGATTAAAAACATCGAGGAAACTGCGGACTGTAAAATCAAGGTAAGTTCGGAAAAACTGGAAAAAAGAATTTCCTCGTTAGAAGACGTTGTTGCCGGACTGCAGAAAGATGTAAACGCAAACCTTGGGCAAAGACTTTCAAACATCGAGGGCGAGATGAAGGGCATGAACAACATTCTAAAACAGATACAAGGCTGGTTCATAAGCAACACACCCAGGAGTTAAAAGTGAAAGACATATTCATCGAAAATCAAAGAATCCTGATTCTTCAAGGCATTGAAAGGAACATAACCCTCTCAAACGAAATGGCTTCCCGGCTTCTTCGCATATACGGACACTCTCTTTCGCAGGAAAAGACAAACGCAATCTGCTATTGGCTGGAACAGAGAGGACTTGTAACGATTGAAAAACTCGACGAGTCAATCTTTGTAATGAAACTTACAAGACACGGCTCGGAAGTCGCAAAGGGCTTTGTCAGGGAAGAAGGCGTGGACTTGCCTGTGGAGGACTAGACATGGGACAAAAATCCAGCATCGACAGGCTTCCTCCTGAACTCAGGCTAAAACTCATAGAAATGCTTCAAAATCCTGCGGTAACACAGGCGCAGGTGGTGGAAGCGATAAACTTGGAGGCAGGAGAGGCTGTCGTCTCAAAAAGCGGAGTCAACCGATACAAACTAAAACTCGACAGATTCGCCGCGAAAAGCCGAGAGGCTCGTGAAGTCGCAGACGCATACATCGAAAAATACGGAGAAGACTCACGAAACAAACTTGGCAAGGTCGCAAACGAGTACATAAGGCTCATGGTGTTCGACTTAATCACGGAGCTGGAAGAACTCAAAGACTCGGGCGAGGACATAAAGCCTGAAACAGTCTCCGACATAATCTATAAAGTTTCACGAGCGATTAAAGAGTTGGAACAGGCGGAAAAACTCAACGCCGAGCGGTCAGAAGAAATAAAGGAGGCTCTCATAAAAGAAACCGCGGAAAAAGTCGAGAGCGTCTGCAAAAAGAAAGGTGTTTCAAAAGAATCTATGGACATGATTTTGCGTGAGGTTTTCAACATACAATGACAATCGAAGAAGCTCGGAAAACGGACATATTTCTCGCATATCAAATTTCATGGATAACCGACAAGTCGCCTCTCAAAATATGGGAAAAGAGCCGCCGTATCGGTGCATCTTGGTGCGAGGCTTTTGCCTGTGCAGTTCTTGCTTCGCTTACAAAATCAGCCGGTGGCATGGACTGCTTTTACATGGCTTACGAAAAGGAAATGACCCAGCAGTTTATTTCCGATGTTTCATTCTGGGCAAAACTGCTCAACATTGCCTGTGGCGACATTGAAGAAATCGTAATCAAAGATGAGGACAAAGACATCCTTATGTATAAAATCCGCTTTGATTCCGGCTTTGAAGTTTGGGCTTTGCCATCAAAGGCTCGTTTGCTTCGTTCAAAACAGGGACATTTTATCTTTGATGAAGCAGCATTTGCGGACGAGTTTCACGAAATCCTAAAAGCTGCACATGCTTTCAGGATCTGGGGTGGTTCAATCTCTATCCTCTCAACTCATAACGGCGAGGACAATCCGTTCAATCAGCTCCTGCAGGACATAAAAAACGGCAAAAAGAAATGGTCGCTGCATCATACCACAATCGAAGATGCTCTTGCTGATGGTCTTTATAAAAGAATCTGTAAAGTGCAGAACAACGAATGGACGGAAGAAAAGCAAAAAGAATGGCTTAAAGAGCTGCTGGAAGAAGCAGGGGATTTTGCAGACGAAGAATATTACTGTATCCCATCCAAAACGGGGGAACGCTACTTTTCAGCCGAACTAATCCGTTCTGTTGCGGTCAAAGATAAACCTGTCTTTCGTTTTGCTGCAGATGATTCATTTACTTTTGAAAAAGCTGAAAAAAGAGAAAAACTGATTTTAAAATGGTTCAAGGAAGTCAGACCGACTTTGCTCTCAACAGACCTTCCTGTCTGTTTTGGGGAAGACTTCGCCCGAAGCGGAGACTTGACCGTTCTTCACTTTGATGTGGAAAAGGGTGACGGCTCGACTGACACTCTTTGTGAAATAGAATTACGCAATGTGCCTTTCGCACAGCAGTGGCAGTTCATAAAGCTCTGCTGCGACTCTCTCAAAAACTTTGATGGAGCAGCATTCGACTCACGGGGAAACGGTCAGATGATAGCGGAACTGGCAGCACAGGAATATCCGGGCTGTGTCTTTCAGGTAATGCTTTCTCGAAAATGGTACGCAGAAAACTTTCCCAAGTTGAAGAGTGCTTTTGAAGACGGAACTACAAACATTCCGGACGACCCGTTCATAAAAGACGACTACAAGGTCGTCTCGGTCGTACAGGGAGTTCCTCTTATAACAGAAAGGACTGGAAGCAGGACAAACAAAAGACATGGGGACTCCTGTATCGCAAAGGTAATGGCTTTTTATGCTCATAACGAACTTGAAGGAGCCGGCTATCAGGAGATGACTTACGAGGCGGTTGAAACGCCCAACAGATTCAGATATGCAAAAGAGGATGACAAATGGGAATGGTAGACGAAAAGGAAATACAAAGCGAAAAGAAACAGAACAAAAAGCAGCTCGGCATAGAACAGGCGTTCGCAGTCACCTACACAAATCGAACGCCATGGTCTGACTTCTCTGTACTCAATCGTTTGTCCCCCGAGCGACTTGCGGCAATCCTGCGCGACGTGCGATCAGGAGAATGTCCTGCAGAATACTTGGAGCTTGCACAGGATATGGAAATGAGAGACCTCCACTATCGCTCCGTTCTTTCCACAAGAAAAGACGCTGTGTGCGGTCTTGAAATCCGTGTCGAACCTGCAAGCGACGACAAACATGACATTGAAATTGCACAGGCAGTCGAAAACGACATAATTAAAAACCACTCCGCACGGTTTGTGCCTCTCCTTCGAGATATGCTCGACGCTCTTGCAAAAGGCTTTTCCGTGAACGAAATAACTTGGGACACTTCGGGAAAGACATGGAAGCCAAAAAAATATGTCTGGAAAGATCCCCGCTGGTTTCAGTACGACAAAGAAACCGGTCAGACTTTAATGCTCCGCGACGAGCTGACGACGGAACTACATCCTCTTATTCAAAACAAGTTCGTCATCCATGAACCGCATTTAATCAGCGGAACACAGATTGCAGGCGGCTTGGCTCTTCCGGCACTCTTTTACTTTATGCTCAAAAGTTACGATGTTACAAGCTGGGCTGCATTCATTGACAGATACGGATTTCCGATTCGTTTGGGAAAATACAGCCGTAAAGCAAGTTCTGACGACATTAAGACCTTGCGCAGAGCCATAGCCTCTATCGGCGCGGATTTCGGAGCGGTTATTCCTGAAGGGGCGACAATCGAGATAATAGAGTCCAAGACATCTTCCGAAAACACAGACGCATATCAAAAGATGGCGACTTGGATTGACAAGCAGATTTCAAAACTCGTTCTCGGTCAGACGATGACGACTGATGACGGCTCAAGCCGCGCTCAGGGAGAAATCCACGAGGAAGTACGGCAGGACATCGCGGCGGCGGACGCGCTTTCTATTGCGGACACTTTAAACTCTTCTCTTGTCGTGCCGTACATCAATTTCAATTTTGGGGAGCAGGAACGCTACCCCGAAATCGTGCTTTACAAACCTGACGAAAAGAATATCGAGCAGATTGTCGGTGCGATAGAGAAGCTCGCACCTCATGGACTTACAGTCAAAGCCGACGAAATACGTTCCATGCTTGGACTTTCAAAACCCGAAGATGAAGATGAAATAATTGGCGGAAGGCTTCCGGTATCAACTTTTGACGAAGACGGAGAGTCGCTCAACTCGGTTACGACCGAATTGAATGCACATTCAAAAGAGTATGTTGAAAAAACAAATGCCGACAAAGTGGAGGAAGATTTTTCAGGCGATTACATTCCGATAAGCGACGAGATTGCTGAAATCCTCGAAAAAGCGGCGGACAAGGCGACCGACTTCGGCAGTTTCAAAACTGAACTTTTGCGTCTTTCGTCTGAATGGAGCGCGGACGAAATCGCAGAGATTATGGCGATAGCGTTCTTTTCCGCGAGGGCAAGCGGCGACAGTAAGTTTGCAGGATAAAAAATGCCGGATAAACTCATTCCCAAACAGGCACTTGACTATCTCAAAAACAAGAAACTTCATCCTGCGTTCAGTTACAAGGACGTTTGGAACGAGGAACACGCGACCGCGTTCACAGTTGCAAAAGCCATGCAGCTTGATGTCCTTTCCGACATAAAAACAGCCGTTGAAAAAGCGATAGAAAACGGCACGACTTTCGAGCAGTTCAAGAAGGAGATGACCGACCCGCTCACAGGAAAAACTGTTGATGTGCAACTCGGAAGCGACCGAAGACTTAAAACTATCTACAGCACAAACCTTAGAAGTGCGTATCAAAAGGGACAGTATGACAGAACGATGGAAAGCGACCTTCACCCATATTTGATGTACAAGCTGGGTGCAAGTGTCCACCACAGAGAGGAGCATTTGCGGTGGAGCAATCTAATTCTCCCTAAAGACGACCCGCTTTGGAACAGCATCATGCCGCCGAATGGTTACGGCTGTAAGTGCTACACGGTTGCCGTAACTCAGGCACGAAAAGAAAAATACGAGCAGAACGGAGTGTCGGTCTATAATCCCGACACGCAGAAAACAGTCCGAGTTCCTGTTCAGACAACTGCCCCGAAACCTGAATACCGCAATTTTTTCAACGAACGAAAAGGAACTCTTGAACGCCTCCCTAAAGGAATCACGCCCGGTTTTAATTGGAATCAGGGCTTGCCTCGCGACAAGCAGATGGCACACGCCCTCAAGATGAAGATGGAAGCTCAGATTGAAAACCTTGCAAGCGGAGTTACTGAGCCGACAAAGGACGAAATGCTTCGGAAGGCGTTGGAGCTGATAGAACAAAAACAGAAAGAAACTGTTCCTGAGCGTATTTACGGATATTCAAAAATGAAGCCAAAAGAAAAACGCGAAGCCGTATGCAAGTGGCTTATAAGAAAAGGAATGACAAGCGGAAAAGAACGATTCTTAATCACGAACACAAATGGCAGTGTGTTTGCAATACGCAAGGGCGACAAAAGAAGTGTCCGGTTGAATTCAGTGCGAGAAAAACTACTTTCCGCAAAGAAAGATTCTCTTGTATTCTACCACAATCATCCGCTTAGCGGCAGTTTTAGTTATGCAGATGCAGAAACTCTTAACACATATCATGCACTAAAGGAAATGGTCGCTGTCGGACACAATGGAACTGTTTATTCATTAAAGATTGGGAAAAGACTACCCGAAAAAGAATTTAAAGAATTGCGATATACTTGCACAGAGCCTGACTTAATTAAAAAACTTGTAAAAAATTATGGCTGGCATTATAGTATTAAAAAGAGGTGATACGTTATGGATGTTTATTATGATGAAACTCCTCTTGAGAATCAGGAATGGCAATTAAAATATAACTTACGAAGGGAATTCATTGAACTAAATGAAACTGAAAACCTCACACCCGAACAACGCCGTCGCCTTGATATTCTCCATCATGGAACGGAAGAACAGATAAAACAACTTGCCAAAATCAACTGAAAATTGAGACGCTGTCGACTTTTTACAGCGGTTTTTCTTTGTAAAAATACTTGAAACTTCGTCATCGTGACCGAATCTCAGCGATAAGAACTCTAAGATTTATCACTCATTATGCAAGCCTTTTGCATAATATTCCCGATAAATCCCGCTTTTTCCCTAAAAATCCCGGCTTTTCGCTTCCAATACTCTATATTATCTTTGCTTTATTCACTTTGGTTATGCGAAACTTATGGAATATGCGCAATTGGTAAAGCAAAACGGTATACAAACACTTAAATGCATAAAAAAATGGTGTTTGACTAAAATGCATCCAATTAAATAAAAAAAAACGGCACCGAA